GTAGCATCTGCCTTAATTACATCTACGCCATCAACTTTTTCAACCGAAACAATATTCGCAAATTGATTTGCTGGCGAATCTACAAGACTCAACTCAACAAGATCATAATCTTTAATAATTCTAATTGTTGAATCTGACTTCTCATCATAACCGTCGTCCCATTTATTCATACGTCCACCAATTGAAAATCCTGTATATGTTCCGTCTAAAACTTTTTCCCATGCATCTTGTGCACCTTTAGAGATATAAGCAGAAACAAAAACTCCAGAATAAAACTTTTTAGATTCTGCATCAAAATATTTATCTTCTTTAAAAGAAACCATTTTACCAACTGCAGATGGCTGATGCATTTCACGAATATTTCCACGGAAAGCAGAAAAGGCTTTCATAGAAGCCTCTGAAGTAACTATAACTCCTTGCTTATCAACGTTATCAAGGGATGCAGAACCTGAGACGATACGTCTCTCTTTATCAACCTTCGCAAATGGAAGGGAAAGTCTTACGGAGTCGCCATTAGTATCCCAATGGGCTTTAGATATAGTCATACTAGAATATATTATAGAGCCTTTTTTACACAAATGTTAATAAACTGTGAATAAACTTGTGGAAAACTACTGTGATGATCTACCCTCACCCTTTGGATTTCTACCAGTAATTGTGGCAGGTCCATCAGATTGGTTATTCATTCTTTCTCCATCCCGTGCACGATTAGCAGTATCATTTGCTGTATCCTGTGGCTTAGGTTGGAAAGGCTCATCTCCTCCTTCCCTTTGTGGAAGACCAAGTACTGTTCTTGCCTCATTAGGAAGCATAACCTGAGTCTTTACATATCGTTCCAAAATCTGAGATTGTGCTATTTCATCTGTTAATGTAAGTTCTTTAAATTTAAGAACCAAAATATCAGTCTGCTCTTTAATAATCTTATTTAAGATTTTTTCTAATTCTCTTTGTGCAGGTCTGGCTACTTGTTCCTTAAATGTCCTATCTTGAGCCAATGCTGCTGCAACCCCACCAGATTCTCCTCCACCAATCTTAGAAAGTGGAACTTGATGTGCAATTAAAATATCATCACGATTTTGTTTACGATATCTTTCAAAAGATCCTTCTTGAATACCGTTTTCAATTGGTTCCATTTTAAAATCAACTTTATTTGTATCTGTATCTCCAGGAAGTGGAATATAAAGTGTTCTATGAGATTGCCCCTTAAGGTTTGTCTGTAAGAATCTAAACATCTTATCTTCGGCATCTGCAGAAAGACGAGCACCCTTTAATGTAACTACATATCTTGGAACAGCCTTATTACTGAAATAATCAATATTATATTGAGATGCTAACTGATCTCCATGTAGTGAATTAATTGCTGATAAAATATCTGGAACTCCATAGAATGTGTTCAATGGTGAGTATTGCTTAAAATGAATAATTTCATTTGGTCTTGGATCAGCAGTAATTGGGTTAGGATTGTTTGCACCAAAGTTTCTAAAATAAACGACTTTTTGTCCAATAATTTGAACATAACCATCACGAACTCTTCTTACACGAACTGTAGTTGCTGGAATATGTCCAATATATCCAATCTGTCCAGATGTTGTTCTTCCTACTTCAAGATATCCATTTCCTATGGCCTGCATATCTGTATAAACTTTAACCATTGTTGTAGTAAAAGAATCATCGTCGTTTAATGACTCAAGCCATGAGTGCATCTCAATCTTTGCTCTTTCAATTCTGTTTCTTGCTCTTGATACTTGATCTTTATCTTGATTAGATTCAAGACGAAGCATAGTTGCAGGAGATACTTCAAAGTCATATCCAAGACCTACGATGTTTTCTACTTTAGCATCAATGGCAGCATGGTTTGCAAAAGATGTATCGTAATAATTTGCAAGTTCGTAAACATTCCATGGTGGCGTAATTACATCAAACAATCCATATGCATTTCTATATACAACACCAGGATTAATTTCTTTTGACTTTGCTCCGTCAATACCTCGTTGTTCTGCTCTTGCGCTATCAAGATATCCTTGAGCATTTTCTGGAGCAAGTGCTTTTTCAACAATTCTATTTGTTCTGCGCTTAAAGTTATTTTCTAATCCAGAGTATGATTTAATTACATCCCAAGAACTGTTGAATGGATCATCACTTTTAAATTGATCTAAAGGACTAGATAAATTATCTATGTTTGCTCCGATAATAAACTCTTGATCTTCTGACATTAGTCTTGTGCTCCATACCTCTTGATAGTTTGCTGTGCTGCATGAACTGCTCCAAGATCATTAAGATTTGGAATTAATCCTTCTCTCATTCTCTGACGTTGCTCTTCATATTCTTCATCAGATACACGATTTAATCCAGGGAAAAATATCGCCTCTCCCTCTGGTTCTCCATAATATGCTGCAGCCTTTTTTAATTCTGAGATTTTTGATATATCACCTTTCATAGAAGGGATATTTAAAATATTACCTTGGCCATCTGTAAACCATTTACCATTTTGCTTTTTCCAAACATAAATGCCCCAGTCATAGTTTTTATCTATAACTTTAATCTTAGACTTGCCAATTTGGCCTGGAATATTAGGTTTCATCACCATAAGTATACCATATTATACTGCTGAAGAAGTTGTTTGTTGCCAAAGAACATTCTGATATATGTTGTATTCGCACTCGCCTATACCAAAAATCTTATCTGTTCCAGTTATAATTTTATTAGTTCCAACATAACTCTTGTATACATCTTCTGGGTCTACTCCATAATAACTGATAGAGGACTGAACCAATACCCCGTTCCAAAGGAAAAATTCTGGAATCCAGTATTCCCAATCTAAAGTTAATGGACCAGACCTCTTGACCTGAAACCACGGTCTCTTAGATACTTTTTGAACTTCTTGTAAATTTGTTGACTGATAATAGGATATATTATTAAATAACATAGGACCATTAAGTTTAATAGATCCAAAAACTCCAGAAATATCTAACAGATTAGAAAAAGAAATACCAAGAAATGCCCATTGCTTAATAGTTAATACTGGATCTCTTACAATTTTTCCATTTAGATAAAATGCTATTCCATTTTCTACCCTTCCAGTCAGAGCATTTATTCCATATATCCTACCTCTTTGACCAGTCTGATCATTTGCAACAATATAAAATCTAATATAAGAATTTTTTGCTTCTATTTCAAAAATTTGAGTTGGAGCATATGGAAAATAATCTTCATCAAATCTTAAGGCAAGTTGCATAGCCATAATTTTGTCAAAATTAGTAGTCTTATTTTCATTAATTGGAATTAATAATCCTCTATTAACCAATGGATCTTGTTTTCCTCTTAACTGAATACCACTAGTTCTTGTCATATACAAATATGGAGAAGTCTTTTTATAAATACTATAAGGATTTTTTCCTTTATAATTATAATAAATTCCAGATTTTTTGTATGGATACATTTTAACAAAAGGACTTGTTCCTATTGGATTGCTTGTATTATTAAATGCTTGAGAACAATACTCTAATTTTTTAACTTTAACCTTATTTCTTAAAATATTTTTTACCTTAAACTCTAAGTGTGTTACTAAAGACAAATTATTAAAGTCAACATTAGATGGTGGATAAATAATCATATTATCAATTACTTCATATTTTGTTGATACCCAATCTGAACCTGGTTCTACTGTACCCTCTTTTGCTGCTGGCTCTACCTTTGTAAAAAAGCCACTGCTTTGTGTTGCTCCTGCTTCTGTATATTGAAAACTTATAAATGATCTTACTAATGAATTGGTTGTGTCATATTTATAAGTTCTTGTAGTGTTATATTGAAGATCCTCATAATCTCTATATCCAGTGAATAAGAAGTTATCTAAAGAATCATATGTTCTTTTCTTTGGATAATTAAACTTATTGTATAGTTGTGCATATGTCCATTCTGTTGGATCAGTTTCTACTTCAAAAAATTTAGAAGGTGCTGGATAGTTAATATTAAACTGTAAAAAGTCTAAATCGTATGATCTATCTCCCTCTGCATCCTCAACAAATTGAGCATAATATGTTAAAGGTTGATAATCTTCCCAGTAACCTACAGTATCTATATCCAATTGATATTCATCAAAATATCTTGAGGCAACTAACGTATAACTTGCAGTATGATCTAAAATTTTATCAAAAAGCATTAAGCCTGCGCTACCACCATCGACAAGGTAATCCCACAATTCTTGACTATACAGACCACCATCCAAAGTAATTGAATGAATATAGTCCTCAATAGTATTATAGTCTGAAGGCAACCCGTCTACGCCAAATGCTGGTGCAATTAATGAATGATTACGTGCATTAGATAATCCAACTCTATAAATATTTCCATCAAACCAAGATGCAAAACCTTCATCATTTCCTATATAAAGTTTACATTGAGATATATTTCCTAAAATTGAAGCAACTTCTCCACCGTACCATTTAACTAAATTTTCTATATGAAAACCAGCGTAGAACTTTTCTCCAGTTGTAATTTCTATATTTTCATGATCAATTTCTTTAGGTGCATTGTTGCCAAATTTTGTAACATATGTAATTTTTTTAGCATCTTGATAAAGATATACATGAAAATAATTTTGGTTTGGGTCAATTACCTTAAACAATGTCATAGGTTGTTCTACGCCATTAATGTATCTTGCTGATCCAGTTCGTTTAAAAACACCATATATGCTTTTAACTTCTTGAGATAAAAAGTTTAGATTATCAAAGTATACCTGTGCCATATAATTAGAATTAGGACGAATCTTAAAGTATTCATCATCTAATTCCAATGGTAATTGAGAGTTTGCAGTAAGCCAATCATTATAATAAGAATCGCTATTACTTCCTTGATAATTAATTAAAAAACTAGGAAGGCTATAGTTTGGAGTAGATAAAATATTTTTTTCTGTTGAAAGGTTGTCATTAATGCCTTGTCCCCATCTACCTATGTCTGGATATGAATAATTGTTCGAATAATCAGCAAAAGCATAGTCAATTAAAAGAGACTGACCACTGTAAGAAGTATTTATATTATCTGGCGACTCTACTCCTTGTCCAAACACTAATCTTCTTTTTGCAACAATATTAGAAACTTTATATGGATATATGCCTACGCAATCTAACTCTATTGGAGATACATCATCATAAGCCCAAAAGCCTAGCCATTCTTTAGTAGAATCAAAATCTAACTCTGATGTTTTATAAGAAATAGATAGTACTTCTTCACCATTAATATACAGTTTTGATGAATTTTCAAAATATAAAATATGAACAAGCATTGGTCTTGTCCATTCACCAATATAATGTGATGCTGAATGATTACCTATTTTTAAAACTAAAAATGGTCCATCTACATAAAGTCCACTATTATTTTCTAAACTACCAAAAATCTTTTTAGGTTCTGTTGCATCACAGTTTATTCTAAGCCACATCTCTACGGTATAAGTTTTATACTTTCCATTATTGTTTAAAAATCCCATTGACGGAATGATCAATGATGGCTTATTATCATTTGTAGTTATTACGGTACAATTTGAAGTTCCGTAAACCATGGGAGCACCAGAATTTTTTGCAGCAAGAGAATTTTTCTTAACAATATAATAGCCGTTATTTTCTTCTAAACCATAAGATCTTGCAGGATATCCATATATTGTTTCATCAAAAACTCCAGCAGGAATTTGTACTGGAGTTATTCCTAAAGATGTTGAAGCAAACTCTTCTGACCATTGACCTAAAGTAAAACCATTAACAAAAATTGTATTTTCCGAAGAGTCAGTATATCCACCTAGAAAATTTGCTTTAAAAACTAAACGCATTTGACCTTCAGTATTTGGGACTTTAAAAGAATTAGATAAGAACATCCATTTTTCCATTATTGTTGTATTAAATATTTTTGTTTTTTTAATCCAACTTCCTAGTGGTACATCGTAATATTCGTATCCAATTTCATAACCAGTAATATATGGGCTATTTGAATAAACGTAAACGCCTATACAGAATGTTCCTAATTCAATATTTATTTCTGAAAAGTCTAATATATCATTACTAACACAAGATAATGAACCACTATCTTCAGATATTACATTTCCAATTATCTTTGTAGTACTACTGTTTTCAAATGGTTCACCAATTATGTTTGATACTTGTTCTACAGAGCAATTTTCTGTTGCCCATTCATAAACATTACGCTCTGAATTAGACATCAAGGATAAATAATCAGCATCGTCATCTAAAGACCATAGGGCGACTGGATGTTCGGCAAAGGCCTTTTCTGCGTATAGATTTGATGGGATAGACATTATGAGTCTATTTTATCATACTAAGAGATTTTTATTTCACAGGCATCTGTAGTACAGTACATTTCGCCCTGTGCCTCCAGATTTTCTGCTCCATCATAAATAGCAGACCAATCAATCTTTTTAATCTGTCCAATATATGAATTATATTCTTCTTCAGTAATTTCAGTATATGGTTGTTGTGGATATACTTTATTTCCCATCGGTAAAAATGATACCGCTTTTAATTGTCCTTCATACATATGAAGTGCAGGCGCTATATGCTTTGTTTCAGTTTCTTTGTCAAATGAAAGCGTTACAGACACGCCGTTATCAGACCAATATTTCTGAGCGGTAGCAGCAAGCGCAATCTTTTCAAATAACGTAACATCTTTTTCAGATCTTGCGTGTCCAGAGTGAACTGGGAAATATACGACGGTTGTATTCGCAGATACAAGGTCAGCCTCCATCTTATATCCAGCAGCCTTGAATAGATGAATCATTGGGTCAGTATTCCCAAATCTAATTGCTCTCAAGAAATAATTTCCACCTGGTGCCCAGTGAACTCCAGGCGTTGCGCCAGAAAGAATTGATACAGACCCTGATGGTTTAACAGTTGTGACTCTAATGGAATCACGAACGCATAGCCATTCAGAATATGAATGATCGTATTTACGAATAGTCTCATAGCCTTCGTCCATCCATTCACGCACAACAGGCAAACCAAATTTGTCTGAGAATGATGCTATACCTGTAAGAGATGTTCCGATACGACGATTACGCTGCATAATACCATTTGTCTGTTGCCAGTGTGTAGGTATCAGCGTTACCGTCTTGCCATAGAGATATGCAAATTTTAATGTCCGCAAAAAATCTTCCTTTGACTCATGACGATTTAAATGTACTTCAACCAAGGTGCATAGTTCGTATGACTCCAATGGCTGTTCAGCACATGGATTAAAGCCCATGACTCTATAATCTTTTCCGTCAGCAGGATCTTTTAATCGCCCGAAATTTCTTGCAACATCTAACCATATAAAACCAGGTTCTCCATTATTAGCGATTAGATCTACATATTCTTCGTACTTTGTGCCTACCGTCGCAGAAACTGAATTGTTAGACATCCAAGCCCAACCTGGGTTTTCTGGATCAAATGAATTTCTTTCTGGAAAAACCTCAGAATTCTTAAGATTCATAAAATCTTGATCGTTAGCGCTACCCAAAGCCAAAGTGGCGGATCGTCTAACATTTCCTGATACCACACAGGTACCAATAAGGTTTACGATATCTACTATTGCTCTTGAGTCAAGGGTTTCTCCTGCTCTATCGCCGATTACAGACCTGATCTGCTTATGTAACTGTATAAGTGGTGCAGGTCCGCTTGCTGTACCGCCAAAACCCTTAATAGGGGCACCTAAAGGCCTAATAAGGTCATAGTTAAACTCCTGAATATACATATTAGGCTTTAAAAATGAATTAATTAATAATCTAACAGACTCTACCCATCCTTCACGAGTATCTGGTATTTCATATACCTGTGGTGGCTCTGTAGGGTCGTAGATAGATAAATTTTTCTCCCCGCCCAAAGTATCAAATCCTACACCTACACCCATCATAAGAGCATCCATAACCCAACCAAACAATTGGCCTGGATCATTACGATCTATATCCTTTGTAGAAACCATAGCACAGTTCTGTAAGGCAGCAGAGTTTTTCTTTTCCATAGTAAGGGCTGTTCCAAAAGACCATAAGCCTCGTCCTGGTGGAGTCCACTTTAAATTAAATAATCTATCAAATGCTTCTTTTGCTGATGACTGTGCTTTATAGTCATTCCAAGGCAGTCTGTTTTCTTTAGCATGATTCTTTTGTGCTGAATACATCCCCTCGATTACTCTACGACAAACCTCATACCATCTTTCTTTAGTTCCATCTTCCTTCATACGAGAATAGGTACGAATAAAAGTAATCTCTCCTAATGAATTTCCACCTGCATCTATAAAACCAAATGGTGGTTCCTTTGTTTTATACTCATTTATAAACTCTTCAGACAAACGAAAACTAAAAAAATCAGACACTGTTATTCTCCTTAAGAAACTGTAATTACTAAAGTATACCAGAGTTTTTACTTTTATAAAACTCTAATTCTATTATTGAGGTTTATAGTTATAAGGTTTGCCAATGAAGATATTGTCTAAAATCTCCATGCTGCATTACTTTTGGATCTACCCACCAATCTTCATGATAAGATCTATGAATAAGTGCATAACCAAATGAATCTAAAATTTCTCTTTGAACATCCCTGATTTTTTCATTTCTCCAATACATATTTGCATCGTGTTCAAAAGTAATTAAAGTAAACCTGTATGTGTTTAAAGGTATTGCAATTAATCCCTGTAATGTCCAATGACTATTTCCTACTGGCCTACCAGCCATATCATATCCAGCGTCTATATCCAATTGCAAATAATCAATTTGTTTTGGAAAATTATTTTTTTCAAAGTAATCAACATAATTAAAAGATAGGGCGTCCCCCATACATGGATTTTTTCTATTTTGATTGAACTCTTCTCTCATAGAATCTACAATCTCAAAAGATACACCTATCCAATCATATTCTTTTTCTAATAAATATGTATTATTTCCATTACTATAATGTGCTGCACCTAACTCTACATAGTATCCATTTTTCTTTTTTTCTAGTATATTAATAATAAAATCTTCTTGTTCAGTTTTAATGTGCGTCATAAAAATAACTCTTTTCTTAGTCTAGTTGGTAACTCATTTGTTCCACGAATAAAAACAGTAGAGAAGTATCTTATTGTATCATCTAAAACTGGGAGTGACCCGTGTACAATATGTCCACCGTGAATATATAAACTGTTAGCCTTTGGTTTAATAGTCATTTTTAATTCTGGATAATCTAATTCCCCGCCTAAATAGTCATCATTGTAATATAAACAAAAACCATATCCTATATAATATGGAAGATCTGGAAGCCATTGATCTGCGTGATGTTTTATAAAGTCACCCTTTTTATATCTTTGTAAATGCATTTTTTCTGGATAATAGGAGTATGACTCAAAAAGATTTTTCATTTTTTCATTTATTGAATCAAATATTGTTGGTATATTAAAATATAAATTTTTTCCATACCAAAAATCTGTAGGATCTGAATCTTTATCAAACCATTGTTCTTCTGGAGTATTATTAATAATTTTATAAACTTCGCTCATTTCTTCATCAGTTAAAAAATTATTAATTTCATAAACATCATTATATAGTTTATTTATATTCATTTTATTACATATATTTATTATTAAATATATGACTTACCTCCAAATGATTTATATTCATATGTTTTGGCAATGATGAGACCCATCTTATTGTTTCTGCCATATCTTCTGCAGTTAATGCATTGTCTTTTTTTTCAACTTGAGTATCTATGGTGCCAGGACAAATTTCTGTTATCTTAATTCCATATTCTGGAAATTCCATTCTCATTGTATCAATTAGTCCCATTTCTCCACGTTTTGCATTTGAATAATTTCCACTACCACGATATGGAATTTTGCCACAAAGAGATGTTATAAAAATAATAGTTGGAGATTCTGATTTTTTCATACATGGAACAAATAATTGAGAAAGATACATTGGTCCAGAAACATTTATATCATATGCTTTTCTAAAGTTAGACATAGTTTCATTAATAAGATATGTTGGGCCTGCTCCGCCTCCTGCATTATTAACTAATAAATCTAGTTTTATATCTTTATATTTTTCATAAAACTCTTTTATTTCTTTTTCTTCTGTTATATCCATCTTATATATCTCAACATTATTTGATAATAATTCAGAAATTTTGATAAGATCTCTAGAAACAGCAATAACTTTATAACCATTTTCAGATAAAAGTTTTACTGTAGCATAACCAACACCTTTGCTTGCGCCAGTCACAATAGCGGTTTTCAATGTAGTAACTCCTTAATATCTATGAGTTAGATAATGACCTTTTTCCTTAACAAATCCAACTATAACATATCTAATTGGACCTTCAGCAACATGTTTTACTCCATGCTCATATTCTTCATTACCTGGGAAAAACAACATATCTCCTGGTTTTGGTCTTAAAGATATATTTAAATTTTTAAAAAATAACTCACCCTCATTATAGTCATCATTAAGATAAATAATTGTTGCATATCTAATTGATGGATCTGTATGCTGATCTGTATGAGATTTTAATTCTACACCTGCCTGCATTCTTTGTATAGTGGCAAAACCGCTTAACTCTAATGAATCATCACTGCTTATTATTACATCGCTTAATCTTTTATAAAAAACTCTTTGTTCTGGATAATGTCCTATATTTAAGTTTTTGTCAACCCAATTTTGAGTAATTTCAAATTTACCCTCAGCGACAAGATTATCTACATCATCTCTACCAAATTTTTCCATACAAAATTTTGCTAAATTTGACATATACTCTACCTCCCAGTCTTCT